CATCAGAAGCATTTGCTAAAGAACCAGTTCCAATGATGGTTTTAAAGTCAAACGGCACAAATCTTACTAGCGAGCGTATTGGCAAATTGCTTGAAGCCTGGCGCGTTGCCCGCACAACTCGGAGCACAGCATTCCTTAATGCCGATGTTGAATTGCAGGCAATGGGAATTGATCCTAACAAACTGCAACTCAATGAGGCTCGTCAGTATGTCGCGCTAGAATTATGTCGCGCAATTGGACTTCCTGCATTCTTTGCAAGCGCTGAAACAACATCCATGACTTACTCCAACGCAACAGCAGAGCGTCGTTCACTTATTGATTTTGGTGGTCGTAATTTACTTTTGGCAATCGAACAACGTTTGTCAATGCCGGATTTTGTCGGTCAAGGCAATGAAATCCGTTACTCGCTAGACGAATACTTGCGCGGTAATCCTTTGGAGCGCGCGCAGGTTTATGAAATCCTGAATCGTATTGGCGCGATGAGCGTTCAAGAGATTCGCGAAGAAGAGGATCTAATCGACACATGAAAATAACAATGCCGGTATCAATTACTGCATCAGATGTTGAATCACGCATCATTGCAGGTCGAATTGTTCAATGGGACTCAGAGGGCAACACCTCAGCAGGTCGCACAAAGTTTTTGCCTAACTCAATTAACTTTGGCAAGAACACAAAATTAGTTTTAGAACATAACCGCACAAAGCCTCTAGGCAAGTTGGTTGAATGGTCACAGGATGACACAGGCATCACAGCTTCATTCAAGATCGCTAAGACAACTGCTGGAAATGATGCTTTGGAAGAGGCTGCAACTGGACTTCGTTCAGATTTCAGCGTTGGCGTAGAAGTTGATGCATGGGAAAACAAAGATGGCATTATGGCTATCTCTGCATCTAACTTAATTGAAGTTTCACTTGTAACTGATGGAGCAATCCCAGGTGCTGAAGTGGAAAAGGTCGCAGCAGCTGAACCGCAAGGTCAAGCAGCAAGCGAATCAAATCCGGAACCTCAGATCGAGGAACCTAAGACAGAAGGAGACGACCTAGTGTCAGAAACCGTTTCAGAGGCAGTATCAACCGAGACGGTTGAAGCTGCTAAGGCTGAAGTTAAGGCGACATCACATCCGCTTAACTCACAGCGCGTTCGTACACCTATCGTTTCAGCAGGTTCATACCTAGAGCACTCAGTTCGCGCAGCAATGGGCGACGAGACATCTAAGTTGTATGTTGCTGCTGCATCAGATACAACAACAACTGAGGTTGCTGGTCTTGTACCAACACCACAGCTCACAACGATTTGGGATCCAAAGACAACAAACATTCGTCCTGCAATTTCAGCAGTTCGTAATGCGGTACTTCCAGCTGCTGGAATGACTTTTGAAATCCCACGCATCAAGACAGCGCCAACAGTTGCAGCAGCAGCTGAAAAGGGTGCTTTTTCAGATACTCAGACAGAGATCGAATACGTCTCTTGCTCAGTTGCTAAGTACGCAGGAATGCAGAAGTTCGATGTAGAAGTTCTAGATCGCACATCACCAGCATTCTTTGATGAGTTGGTTCGCCTAATGGCTAACGCTTACGCAAAGGCAACAGATACAGCAATGGTTACAGCACTACAGGCTGGAACACTTGACTCAACAGTTATCACACTTCCATTCGATGGAGATGAGTTCGCTGGTTACATCTCACGCGGTGCAGCATCTATCTACAACGCAACAAAGCGCTTCCCAACTGGAATTATCGTGACGCCAGATCAATGGGCTGCTTTGATCGCTTTGACAGATTCAAACAAGCGTCCACTATTCAACGTTGCTGGTAACTCACAGAACGGTCTTGGCGTAGTAGAGCCAGGAAACGCAGTTGGTTCAGTAATGGGACTTCCTGTTTATGTAGATCCATACATCTCAGGTACAGGTGACGATTCAATCATCATGGTAAACCGCGAAGCGTTTACATGGTACGAAGGCGCTGGTCCACTACAACTCCGTACAAACATTGTTGGTACAGGTCAGGTTGAAGTTGGTTACTACGGCTATGGCTCAGCAGTTACATTAACTGCCGGCGGTGCGTTCACACTAAACCAAGCGGTTTAATAGAACCACAAACTTAATCATGGCGGGGGGGTTGCTCCCGATCTCCCCGCCAGCAGTTTCGAGAGGATGAAATGCCAAGTATTATCACAGCATCAGAGTTGAGATCAGTCCTTGGCGTTTCATCCGCTTTATACAGTGACGCTTATCTGAACGACATAATTGACACTAGCGAGGCTGTCATCTTGCCTTTGCTTACAACTTTTGCAGCACCAATTGCCAAGGTTTCGCTGACTGACAATGTCGCAACCTTTGAGACAGTGGGAATCCATGAGTTTACCGAAGGACAATCAGTTGTCATCGCTGGATGCGGAACACCATTTAACGGCACACGAACAGTCAATGCTGATGTCGATGCATACACATTTACAGCAGACATCACCAATGCCGATGTCCTCGAAAAGAATGTCATCCCTAGCGGATTGGCAACACTTACAGGCGCTTCAACTTATGTTGGCGTTGCAGCGGTTGAATCAGCAATCATCGTAGTTTCAGTTGAAGTCTTTCAATCACGCACAGCACCAGGCGGACAGATTGAGGGAGTGGACTTTGCTCCATCGCCTTATCGAATGGGACGCAGCTTGTTTAACCGCGTTGTTGGTCTGCTCGGACCTTACATCGATGTTGAGACGATGGCTCAATAATGACGAGCACAATTCTTTCAGCAGTTCGCACACCTTTAGCAACAGCATTGTCAAGTGTTGCAGCGAACGTATTTAGTTACGTTCCAGAATCGGTTCCCGTTCCGGCTGTAGTGGTGGTTCCGGATTCTCCGTACATGGAGTTTGAGACAATCGGCAAAAGCACTTTCCGTTGCAAGTTAAACTTTACAATTACTTGTTGCGTTGCATACAACAGCAACCCTGCATCTCAAGATAACATAGAACAACTCATCACAAGCGTTGTGGCGGTTATGCCTGCTGGATACGATGTCCAAGCGGTTGATCGACCAACAGTTACACAAGTAGGCGCTAGTAACTTGCTAGTCGCGGACATACGCGTATCCACCTGGTATACGCAGACGGCATAAGGAGAAAACCCAATGGCAACAACAGTTATCACGGGTCGCGACCTAACTCTTACCATCGGCGCAGCTGCGTACGATGCTCAGACAACTAGCGTCACACTCGTAAATAGCCCAACAATCGACGTGTATCAAACACTCGATGGCAAGGCATACAAGCACACAGACGACCAATGGACTCTCAATGTTGAGTTGTTGGCTGACTGGGGCGCAGCATCATCATTATTTGAAGCAATGTGGGGCGCAGCAGATTCTGCACCAAACACAACACTTGCAGTATCACTAACAGCGGTAACTGGCGCAGTATTTGCTTGCAACGTATTGCCAGTATTTCCAACAGTCGGTGGCGGTGCACCTGGTGCGCAGACTGACACTTGGGCGCTAACAGTCGTTGGAACACCAGCAGACACATTCAGTTAAAATCTAACAAACGGGAGCACTAGATGAAACTACCAATAACAATTACATACAACTCTGGCGACTCTGCTACTTATGTAGCACAGCCACCGGAATGGGCAAAGTGGGAACGTGAGACCAAGAACGTGGTTACTCAGGCTAATGAAAAGATTGGCATTTGGGATCTTATGTTTTTGGCTTATCATGCTTACAAGCGAGAAAACGCTGGAAAGCCTGTTAAGTCTTATGAGATTTGGTCTGAAACCGTCGCTGATGTAGTAGTCGGAGACGATAACCCAAAAGACACCAGCCAGGAAGCGTAAACTGGATCCTTGTCCGTCTAGCAATAGAGACAGGAATACCAATGCAATACTGGGAAAGTGCAGAAGATGTTTTAACCGCGATTGAGATTCTGAGGGAGCGAAGCGATGGCAGATGAAGATCTTGGTGGTCAAAAGGTCTTTATCGGCTATGACAAAAAAGATTTAAGAGCGATCACTCGTTCCTTTAAAGGAATGTCTGATGAAGCAATAGATCAAGCCAAAACAGAATCAGCTGCACTTGCTCAATTTCTTGGCGAAAGAATTGTGCAAGCATCTCATGGGGCACCATTCCCAAAGGTGGCAACAAGAATTGCCCAAGGTTTTAGAGTTAAGAAAAGTTCTAAAATTGGTGAGTTGTCTTTTGGTTTTGCGTCCCAGCGTTTTAGCGGTGGAGCGACAACTGAGTTCAACTTTGGAACGCAAGGCGGTAATGGTCTTTTAGCAGGAGCAGAGTTTGGCGCAAAGAAGTATCCTAATTTCCCACCACGCACACCGCGTTACGGTGTGAGAGGCAATGAAGGGTATTTCATTTACCCAACTTTGAGAGCAAATCAAGAGGAATTGGTTCGCCAATGGGAAACAGCATTTGATCGGATTTTGAAGGAGTGGGCATAAATGGCAACAAGTAGAACTCTTAAACTTTCGATCCTTGCTGACGTTGATGATCTCAATAAAAAGTTAAAAGCAGCTAACAACGATGTAGAAGATTCATCAAACAAACTTGTTGATTTTGGCAAGGCTGCTGGCGTTGCTTTTGCAGCTGCTGCTGCTGCTGCTGGCACAATGGCAATCAAATTGGGCGTTGATGCGGTTAAATCAGCATCAGATTTATCAGAAACAGTCTCAAAGGTAAGCGTTATCTTTGGAAGCAGTTCCAAGGCTATCAATGCTTTTGCAGAAACAGCTGCGACAAAACTTGGTCAGACTAAACAACAAGCCTTAGATGCAGCAGCAACATTTGCCACATTTGGAAAGTCTGCTGGGCTTTCAGGTGATGATCTTGTCAAGTTCTCAACAGGGTTTACAAAGTTAGCCTCAGATTTAGCCTCATTTAATAACACATCTCCAGAGCAAGCAATCAATGCAATCGGCGCTGCTCTTCGTGGCGAGGCTGAGCCTTTACGCGCTTACGGTGTTTTGCTTGATGATGCCTCATTGCGCCAAGCTGCTTTAGAACTTGGAATTGTCAGCACAACCAAAAATGCGCTTACACCGCAACAAAAGGTTTTAGCAGCTCAGGAATTGATCTATCGTCAAACAGCAGCAGCTCAGGGTGACTTTGAGCGCACATCAGACGGTTTAGCCAATAAGCAACGCATTTTGACAGCCCAATTAGAAAACATGAAAACTGTGATTGGTAATGCTTTATTGCCCATTGTTTTAGAATTGTTCACAGTATTTTCAACTAAAGTATTACCAATCTTTCAAAACATAACCGATTCGATAGGCAAGGGCGAAGGTTTAGCCGGATCATTTGAATACGTTGCCAATGTAATTTCTAAAGTATTTGTTCCAGTATTCAACGGAGTCAAATCAGCCTTTGGATCAATCTCGGATGCGATCAGCGACAATAAAGCATCCTTTATCGCTTTTGGCAAGATTATCGCTGAGTATGTTGCTCCGGTTATCGGAACAGTCTTTGGCGGTGCTCTCAAGGTTGTTGGCGCGGTTGCTGGTGGAATCATCAACATCATTGCAGACATTGCAGGAGTCATTGCCAAGATCGTAGGCGGTGCCATTGACGGCATCAACGCCATTATTAAGGCTTACAACGCCATCCCAGTTTTGCCCAACATCCCAACAATTTCAAAGCCTTCAATTTCCGTTCCAACAGTTTCAGTGCCTAGCACTCATGTAAATGTGCCTACCGTAACTGTTCCAACAATCAATGTCCCAACAGGTGGTGGAAGTTCAGGCGGTAGTGGTGGTACTTCATCAGCAGCCTCAAGTGCTGCGTCGGCGAGCACCTCGATGGGAACAGTTGTTACAGGTTCATTTGGTGCTGGATCATTCCGCATGGGAGAAGCTGCATCAATGCCGACTCAGGTTGTTGTCAATGTCAATGCTCCTTCAGCCATCGATCAAGAAGGTTTTAGCCGAGCAGTTGTCGATGCCTTGAATCAATCAACCTATCGAGGCACAGGCGGTTCTAGTGGTTTCCAGGTGGCTTAATGACACTTTGGAATCCAGTTTGGAAGATCACTATTGATGGGGTTGAATACCAGGACATAACCCTTGCCAATTTATCAATCACTTCTGGGCGTACCGACTTCTTCTCACAGCCACAGGCTGGGTATTGTAATTTGGAGATTGTGCAGCTAGAGAATCAATCTTTGCCAATCAAGATCAACAGCTCAATAACCATTGAGGTTCAAAACTCAACTGCTACCTATGTAGCCATCTTTGGCGGTAGTGTTTCAGATTATGTCCAAATCGTTAAGAACGCCGGATCAAAGGGCGTTGTTACAAGTATGCAAATCACAGCCCTTGGCGCGATTGCTCGACTTCAGCGCGGTTTTACTTATGGGGTATTGTCTAAGGATTTTGACGGCAATCAAATCAAAACAATTTTACAAGATGTTGTCTCTGCCACTTGGTTAGATGTCCCAGCAGCTACAACCTGGGCAACTTACCCAGCAACGACGACATGGGCGCAGGTTGTGGGTGGTGACATTGGGACAATCGATGTTGGCAGTTATGAGCTGCAAGCGCGAGTCTCTGACCTAAGCAATGCTTATTCACTCATTGCTGCTTTGGCTAACTCTGGCATGGGATACATCTTTGAGGACGCCAACGGACTTATTAACTATGCCGATTCGGATCATCGAGCAGATTATCTCAATACAAATGGCTATGTTGATTTGACTGGCAATCATGCTCTTTGGCAAGGCATACGAAACGCAGTTCGCTCAGGCGACATCAAGAATAAGATTGTTTTGAGTTGGCGCTCAGGCGATAAAACCGGATCTGATGTAACTTCAATTGCAAATTATGGGCGCAGAGAATCCAGCATCGTTACAACCCTTCACAATGAGGTTGATGCCATCGATCAGGTGAGCAGGTACTTGGATCTTTTGGCTAATCCTCAGCCTATCTTTGACCAGATCACATTCCCATTGACCTCATCAGAGATCGATGACGCAGACAGAGATGCCCTTTTAGGGGTGTTTATGGGTATGCCGATACAAATCAACGACCTACCGCCAAACGTGTCTCTAGGGCAGTTTCAGGGCTTTGTAGAGGGCTTCTCATGGCGCGTTGGCTATAACCAAGTATTTTTGACCTTAAACACATCTTCAACGGCGAACAGTTTAAGGGCAAAGCGCTGGGATCAAGTCTCAGCATCCGAAACATGGAACTCATTATCTAGTACACTTGCCTGGTATCAGGCTTTAGGAACGGTGGCATAAATGGCAACGACAACTACAAACTTTGGCTGGGACATTCCCCAATCAACAGATTTGGTCAAAGATGGAGCAACGGCTATTGCAGCTCTTGGTCAAGACATTGACACCGCTTTGGTCGATCTTAAAGGTGGAACGACTAATCAATACCTTACCAAACAATCAGGCACAGACCTTGACTTTCAATGGACAACAAACACAGTAGTTTCGGCAGCAATGCCATTGACGTCAGCACAGTATTATCGCCCGAATGGAACGTATTCAAACGCAACCCCACTACTAAGTCGCACCTATTATTTTCCAATTATCGTTCCAAGTTCTGGAACAATTGATCGCTTAGGCGTTGCAACACATTCAACATTTTCAGGAACAGGCGTTGTTCGCATTGGTATTTACAACGTGGACGGTCAAGGTTTGCCTTCAACTGTTTTGCTTGACGCTGGCACAGTTTCTTGCACAGCTGCGTCAACGGCTTACACAATCACAACTGCTCAGGCAATGACCCCTGGGCTTTATTATTTGGCAGTCAATAGCCAAACCGCAGCAACAACAAACACATTTGTTTCACAAAACGGTTTGTTTACACCAGCCATGCCAATGACAAGCGCAACGACTGGATCAATAACTATGTGTTACTCACAAGATTCAGTAACAGGTGCATTTGCAACTGCGACATCTTTAGTAAAACAACCAACATCACAAGCAAATCTAACGGCGCAATTTAGGTGGGCATAATGGCACAAATCGTAACTTATGGCTTGGGCGGATACGACCCAAAAAAGAAAAACAACAACATTGTTTCAATTGAAACTTATGATGATGAAACAGGCGAATTGATTGAAACCGAGACTTTCTAAGTCAGTTGTTCAGTTAAGAGAACAGGCAGACGATGCTTATCCAGATCGAAAGCGTGATTCAGACGGCACCATCGGAGATTTACGGCATCAAAACCGAAAAAGCGATCATAACCCTGACCCTGATTCAGGGATTGTCCGCGCTCTCGATCTCGATGCTGATTTCACCAAATCACCTGCCACAGCTGCTTACGTTGCCGATCAAATACGAATTGCAGCCCGAACAGATAAACGCATTGCTTATGTCATCTTTAACAACAAGATTGCAAGCCGTAGAAGCCTTTATCGCTGGCGAAAGTACACCGGAATCAATCCGCACACAAAGCACATCCACATCAGCTTTACAAAGGCTGGCGATGAAGATCAAACGTTTTTTAACATTCCATTACTAGGAGGCACAGCATGAACATGAAGAACCCTTATGTCCTAACAGCAGGAGCATTCCTAGCAGCTTGGGCAGCATCTAACTTTTCACTTGATTATCGCGCAGTATTGCTGGCGGTATTGTCGGGCGTATTTGGTTACGCAAC